ATCTTTAGGTAAAAAGTTATCACTATCTCCACCTACTTTAAATCCTTCTCTTATCTGTATTGCATGTTGAACTTCATGCAGTAAAGTACTTTCAGCCTGTAATTTAAAAGCTTTTTCAAAAGATATACCATAATCTTGAGCAGTCTGCATTGCTGCAGCTTTAAGTTGTCTTACATTTAATGTTATTTGATCGGTAGATGGTTTATAAAAACCTAATGTATTTTCATATTTATCACCTCTATCCCAGTATACTTTTAAATTTCGTAAAGGATTAAATTGAGTTTCTGACATAACTGTTCTTTCGTTTGTCAAAATATCATCAAAATACTTAGTAACTCCTTTAACATTATAATATTCTTTATAGGCTGTAGGAAACTCTAATAGTTGACTTAACTGCATAGAAGCTCTGCCATCGTAAAAACCATCATTTTTTTCAGGTACTTTAATACCTAAAAATTCATCTGTAAAAGCACTGTCTTCTTTTTTAAAGTTTAAAGACTTTACCCATGAACTATTTAATTTAGCATCTGCTGTGCTTATTTCCCATCTTAACTGACCATCCTCACCTCTATATACACGAGTTTGTAAAAACAATTCTTCTGCATTATATTTATTTTGTGCTTCTAACTCTCTAAATTTAGCTCCTTGTTTTCTACCTGTTTCAGTACCTTCTCCTGCAAATAAAGGATTAATAGTAGGTTTAGCATTTACAAACTCTGATTCAGGTATTATGGGAGCACTTGTCTCAATAGGTTTTGTTGTTTTAGTTTTATCTAATAACTTTGATGTTTCATCTATAGCTTTTATAGGAGCATTGTTAGCAGAAACTAACGAACCACCATCTCCACCAGAAGCATTAGTAAACAAAGTTTTAGCTTCATCATATAAATATTTGCCTACTTTACCTATAGGTTTAATTGCTTTTAAACCTGCTAGTATAGTACCTGTAGGAGATATAAATTCTCCAACTAGTTGATCTACGTTAGCAGGATCAGATTTTATACCTGTGGTTTTTAAGAACCATTTATCAAAAGCTTCTCTACCCATGTCTTTTTGAGCATTATTAAAAAGTTGTTTCATAACCATAGCAGTAGGATTATTGCCATATGTAGCCATAAAATCATTGACCATATTAGAAACGTCAACAGCTTCAGAAGGAAGTGCGGCAGTTCCTGTTATTAATCCTGTACCAATTTTTTTAGATGTATCTATGTTTTTATCTAGGGTGTCAGATAATCTTTGTTGTTTTATTTCAGGTTTGTAGGCTTCTAATAAGTTACGTGATTCTTCAGGTATGAATTTTTTACTCTTAGGTATACGTCTATTACGTGCTATAGAAGCAGATGCATCGTCAGCATAGGGTAACTCTTCATTCTCTAGTAATTGTAACATCTGCTCTTCAACATTAGCCATTGTTTACTGAATCCCTTAGTAACTTTAATCTTCTTAGTGTTGCTATAGCTCCTTGTGATCTGTGCAACACAATAGTATTATCCGTTTGCTCTAAAGCTCTTTGTTGTTGAGCTATTAATAAATCAATGTAATCATTGAAGCTGTTCATTATTTGGAGGTTGTTGACCATTGGTTTGAGCTGGCTGATTACTTGCTTGCTGTTGTTGTCCATCTTGAGGTGTTCCTGTAAATCCTTGTTCGCCCGGAGCTGGAGCTTGTCCAATTCCTATGTTGCCACCACCTGCTCCTGTAGGGTCTAGAGGGTTTGCACCCACAGGTGGTTGTCCTTGTTGTGGTTGTCCTTGTGCAGGAGTTTGAGGAGGACCTTGAAACTGTTTCATTAATTCAGCTTGCACTGCGGCTTCATCCATATTATTAGTTACCTTTTCAGGATCAAGATCAAGTGCTTTAGCAATCTCTGTAATAACATACTGAAACTTAGCAAAGGGTGCAAGTACAGGATTAGATGCAACTTGTAGGAACGACATAAGCCTTTGACTACGTACTTCATTAGCCATTAAGCTTTCAGTACCCCTAGCCTTAACTTCTAAGTCTCCTCTAAGTTTAGGATCAAAGTTAAATTGCATATTAAATCTAAACAATCCTTCTCCAATAGGTCGTAGTAAATAGTCATCTACGTTTTTAATAACAGTTTTAATGTTACCACTTGCTGCGTTCATTAACATAGATATACCACTAGCTGTTCTACCTACACCTGTAACACCTGTCTGTCCATGAGAGAACGAGGGTATACTTGTGCTTTCATCAGCAAGCTGTCTAGCTTTATCAAACAATTGTAGATTTTCTCCTGATACGTTTGGAAACTTAGTACCAAATATAGCCTGACCCGGAGCACCACCCTGTCTTCTAAATATCTTGCCCGGATACACTGATAAGTCTTGACCCGGAACTAGGTTGGTTTCATCTACTTCTATAAGTAAGTTACCTGACAACACAGCATTATCAACAGCCATTCTCATAAAGCCATTCATTAGTGTCTGTGTATCATCCATATTCTCAGCAACACCTACTCCAAAGAAAGAGTATGGGTTTAATTCATAGGGTGCAGCCATGTAAGGTATTTTGGCAGGTTTAAAAGGGTTTAATACAACTCTTATTAGTTTACCATTACAACACCAAATATTAGCTTGTAGTTCTTCAAATTTTAAAATGTCTTTAGGTATATCTACACCCTGATCTTTAAGCATATCAGTTTCAATCATACCCCAATACTCAAGGACTTCGTATCTTTCTATATAACTCTCTTGATTATAATCAGATAGATCATCTTCCCAATACTTTTTAGTATAGTTTTCACCTTGTTTTATTGCTTCTTCAATTACATTAGTTCTAAAGAAAGGTCTTCTTTTTAAAGCACGTAGATCAGAACGTGACATCTTATGTCTTTCAATAACAAACTGAGCTTCTTCTATTGTGTTTGAGTCTGAGTCAGGATAAAAATCCCACACAGATACATGTGATATCTGAGGAGTTGTTTTAAATATAGGTGTATACTCACCCTCTTCATCCCAATTAGGATACTCTTTATCTACAGCAAAAGGACCTTTCATAACTCCTGTACCAAATAGTGCCATCTCAAAAGCTGTACTTCTTAAATGTTTAGTAGCATAAGATTCCTCTAGTTGGTCGTGGATTTTCTTTTCCATATTTTTTGCTGCAACCATCGCAGGACTAAACGTAATTGCTGTAGGGGTTTTACCAACACCCATTTTAAGATTTTCAATGTCTTTAAGATTATCTTCCAAAGGACCAAGCATATTTTGTAAACTATTTGCAGTTGCTCCTTTAGGTAACTCTTTGCCATCTCCTTTGAAACCATAAGGGGATTCCATAGTTGATTCATCACGTAATTCTTCAGGTTCTTTAGGGTCAAAACTAACATCTTTAGCTACTCCTTCTGGTATCTGCGTTGGGTCTACACTCAACGGAAATTTATTATTTGCAAATAAAACATCTACTATTTGCCCATAGGCAGCTAATGTTTTAGTTTTAGTTACTTTAATAAACACTCTTGATTTCTCAGCTTCTGTAAACTGAACGTCAGGAGAGTACAGTCCTCTATAGTTTCTATAGGCTCGTGTCCATCTCTGCTCATCTTCATATCTAGCATCTTCTGATTTTTTAAATTTACCCATAACATAGTTAGATAAAGAATCATAGGAAGCATCAGATTCAATAGAATCATCAGAGTCTTCTAATGCAATTGAGTTGTCTTCTATATTTAGTTCGTCATTTTCTTGCATAATATTTAATATCCAAAGGTTGCGTCTGCTACAGGCATACTACTACTAGGTCTGCCATTAGGGTCATAGTCAAATATACTAAATCGTGGTCGTGACATTATACCATATCTTAATGCATCGTACAAGTGATCTTCCGAATGTGTGTCAATATCTTCCGGATTCTTCTTGTCAATGGGCAAGGCAGGTAACTGTGATGCAATGTTCGTGCAATTATTAAAGAAAACAAGTCTTGGCTCTTCTGTAAATTCATCTACTTGCAAACGTCTATGTATCTCGTTCTTACCTGATACACGACTACCTTTACTTCTGTCTGAAGGTCTCCAACGACACCCTCTCATAATCATTTGTTCTGCTAATGAAGGTCCTGTGTCTCCACGCTTATGCCATAAGGAGCTATCTAATACTCCATATCTCATACCACCATCATCAGCTTCTAATTCTATTATCCTATCTGCCAAATCTGCGGCAAGGACTTTGCCAACGTATAATTCTCTGTAGACAATAAGTTGTTCAGCCGGTGATACAGCAAACCAAAGAACCCCAGACATACTACCATAACCGTAATCGCAAGCTCTAAACTTAACCCAATTATTAGGTATCCTATAAGGCTCAACAATATGGATATTCCTATCAAACTCAGTAAAAGCAGCACCTTCCTTAATATCCCAATCCCCATCCAGTAATTGTCTTCTTTGTTGTTCAGGGAGTGATAATAACATGGCTTCGTAATCCCCCTGCTCTGCAAGGTAAGGATTGTCTGATAATCGTGCAGGGATAAATCTCCGTTTAAATAAAGCTGTACCAGCCTTCGCATGTCCTGCCGGGTATCTAAGGGCATTTCCTGTCTCAATATCAGTGGCATCAAAATTCTTTCCGTAGGGTGCAGGATCAATAAACATTTTCTTTACCCAGTGATGTCCTCTTCCTCCGGGATTTGTCGTAGCTCTCATATAAATCGGTAAGTCATGTGCAGTAGAACGTAAACGTGATCTCATGTAATTCCAAGCGTAAGGAGTAGACCATTGCGTTAACTCATCAAAACCTATCCAACTAAATGCCAAACCTTGATAACGTAATACATCGTCATCTTTATCTAGGTATGACATCCACAACCTTGCACCTGAAGGTGCTACCCATTGCATCTTTCTTTCTGACCACTTTATACCTCTCCATATTTGAGGGTATATTTCTTTTGACTTATATATAAGTTCTCTTAATTCTTCTGTCGTGTGTCTTAGTAACAATCCACTAAATGATGGATGACCCATGTAACGTAGTGGGTCTGCTAACATGGCATATGATTTACCACCTCCTGCTGAACCACCGTATAGTACTTCTCTCTCAGCTGCTGCAAGAAACTCTGTCTGAGGTCCTACATTAGGTTTAAATATTATATTGTTGCTTTCTTCTACAGAAAGTCTTTCAATATTTAACTCAGCTACTTGAGGAGCTTTTTGCTCCTGTTCTTTCTTCTTCGATGGTTTTCGCTTTTTGGATTGCCTTTTCGGCATACTCTGCCCACTTGCGTAGGCTTCTAGCTGTGTTCTTACGTTGTTGCTCATGCATTAACCTTTTTCTTAGTCCTACGTGTGAGATGTATCTTCCTGCCTGTTTCGTGAGCCAATTAGCTACTTCACGATAGGAATACTGTTTAACATAGTTTCTAGCCATCTCTAGCTTGTCTAGCTCTAGTTCTACTGGGTCTAACACATCTGGATCACTTTCGCTCTGTACGTAGCCATATGGAACAGTACGAGCTATACGAGGTATTTGAATCCAGTTATTTTCCTCTTTTAAGTCTGTAGGTTGTGGTAATTTCCACTGCCCAGCAGTTCTACTCTTCATTTTTTGCAGGTAATAACATAACACCACCTGTACTCTCTACTTGTAGTTTTTCTGTCTTAACAAGACCTGTTCTATCAAGTAACTCTTTAGCTGCTGCCATTTTATCTCTAATACCTAACTCTGTAGGGTCTAACAAACCACCTACCATTGCTACTGCAGCTCTAGGTGCATTTCTGCTCATATATAATTGCGTAGCTTCCATTATCTCATCTCTCATAGATTTTACAATGTCTGAGGTAGAAGTTCCATCTGCATACCCTGCAAGTTTTTTAGCAACTACAACGTCACCACCTGCTTGGTCAAATAGAACCTGCAAAAAAGTTTGCTGTAGTTCTGTTAGTTCTTTACTCATGCTGGTATTTCCTTAATTAATTGATTGTCAACACGCACTGTGAGTCTCTCTGCTCTTTGAGGTGTCTGTCTATACCAATTACTGTCTTCCATTTCATCTGACATGCTTGCCCAGTCTAAGTCTTCAACTGCAGCAATCATATTCTTAAACTTAGACAGTCTCGGTCTACCCAACTGAAAACACATATTAGCGAGTACGTGCTGTATGTCTTCAGGTAAGTTATTAAATTGCGAAAAGAGTAGGTTACAATCTTTTATAGTTGTTTCTATATCTTTCGCAAACCATGCATCCACTTGTTGATGTGGTATCTTTGTGCCAATAGGTCCGGCATATATTTCTTCATCCCATTCTGTGATTAAGTGTCCTATACCCCCTGTTAAATGCCCTAGTGAACATCTATAAGTTTCGTATTTAACACCTTCATCATTGGCTATTTCATCTTGTAAAGTTATTATGTTCATTTCTTTTTTATAACTCCACCTTTATTTTTTTTTAACTTTTCGTTCATTTCTTTAAAATCTGCTTTGGTAGTTTTTTTGTAGGTCTTCTTTGGTTTTTTTACTACATCTTTTAATCTAAAATTTTTAAACGTCTTAGGGTCTGGTACTTTAATTTTTTCCCCCGGTATCATAGTTTTCTGTTTTATTGTTGCTTTTGTAGGAGACCCATCAAGAGTTCCAGTTTTAAACTTAGGATTTATTCGCATTAGTTGTTTTAATGTTACCCCATTAGTTTTTGCAATAGTACTTAAAGTGTCACCTTTTTTTATTGTGTATGCTTTAGTCATACTACTAGCACCACCACCTTCTATAGCTTTTACTAAATCTCCAAAAAAACTACCTGTTGATGTTTTATCATTACTCATTACTTTTTCCCTATTATCTTCATTGCTTGACCTGCACCTTTAATTCCAAAGGATGCACTAATTGCTATAAAAAGTAAATACTGATACCATTCAGGTAGTGTATTCAATACTTCAAAGCCTACTCTTACATATTCTGTCATACTCGGTATAAATACAAGTATAGCAGGTAATAATAAAACAATCAAGGCAAATTCGTCTTTCCAGCTATTATCTGTAGAATCAGCCATAGATTGCTCCCATGCTACTTCTCCTGTGGCTACTTTCTCAGCTACAACTGCTTTTGCTCTAGCCTGTGCCACTTTAGCCTGTCCATCTGCCTTAACCTTTTCAACCTTACTGCTCATCCAACTAGATGCTAGATTTGCTATAGGTCCTATAAGAGCACCAAACATTGACTATCTCCCTTGTTTTTTACGTAACGCTTGTACATGTTTATGGTATAGCCAATTACCAATCTTTAGGAATGGTTTAGCTATGTCCAAGTATATCAAGTATGTGTTTAGTTTCATCTGTACCTCTTCGTTTTCTGTGCAACCTTTTTTGGCTGTTTAGATATTTGTTTACCTGCTGCACTTGCTTTACGCTTAGCAGCCGAACTGGCTGAGTATTCTGCACTAGATAAAGCTTTAATCGCTTTCGTAGGGAGATAACGCTCACCTGTAGCCTTTGACCCTTGTGTACTAGGCTTGCCACTCTTGGTTCTCCACTTCTGTTTAGTCCAATT